CATGCGTGTACCAACTGGTGACGTTAATCGTAAAAACCTTAATCTACACCATGCTATCAACATCACAGATGATTTTATGCGTGCTGTTGAAAGAGGAGAGATTTGGGACTTGAAAGACCCACATGATAATAGTGTTCGTGAATCTATTCCTGCTCGTACTCTTTGGCAACAAATTTTAGAGACACGGTATCGTACAGGTGAACCATATCTAAATTTCATTGATACTGCGAATAGAGCATTACCACATACAATGAAAGCAAAAGGACTAAAGATACACGGTTCTAATTTGTGTAATGAAATTCACCTACCAACTTCAGAAGATAGAACAGCTGTTTGTTGTTTGTCATCTGTTAACTTAGAGAAGTTTGACGAATGGAAAGACTCCACATTAATTAAAGATTTGACTCGTTTCTTAGATAACGTATTACAATTCTTTATTGATAATGCTGGTGATGAGATTTCTCGTGCTAGATATTCTGCAACTCAAGAACGTAGTCTTGGACTAGGTGCAATGGGTTGGCATTCACTTTTACACAGTAAGAGAATTGCTTTTGATTCACATGAAGCAAGAGAACTGAATTGGGATGTTTTCAGAACAATTAAAGAACAGGCACATCAAGAATCAATTCAACTTGGACTTGAACGTGGAGAAGCACCAGACATGCGTGGAACAGGTAGACGTAATGCACATCTACTTGCAATTGCTCCTAACGCAAACAGTTCTATTATCTGTGGTACTTCACCATCTATTGAACCTATGAAGGCGAATGCATACACACATCGTACTCGTGCTGGTTCACACTTGGTGAAAAACAAGTATCTAGAGCAAGAACTGAAGAAAGCAAAGAAGAATACAGACAAAGTATGGTCTGATATTATTACTAGGGGTGGTTCTATACAACATTTGGATTTCTTATCAGATAAAATTAAAGAGGTATTTAAAACTGCAATCGAACTTGACCAATTAGTTCTAGTCGAACAGGCTGCAGATAGACAAGAGTTCTTATGTCAAGGACAATCACTAAACCTATTTTTCCCTGCTGGTGCAGATAAGAAAGAATTGCACAGAAGTCATTTCGCTGCATGGAAGTTAGGAACTAAAGGTCTGTACTATCTAAGAACTGAAACTTCACAACGTGCAGAGAATGTCTCAGAGAAAATTGCTCGTGACCAATTGAAAGATTACGAAACACAAACTATGGATGCAGAGTCACAAGACGAATGCGTTGCATGTCAAGGTTAAACTAATAATAGGAGAAGTAGTTAAATGAAAGTAGAAATTTATAGTAAATCACATTGTCCATTTTGCGACAAAGCAAGACATTGGTTTGATTCACATGGGTATGAGTATACAGAACATAAGATGGATAATGAGGAAGAGCGCCTTGCATTCTATCAGCGTGTTCCTAATGCACGTTCAGTTCCACAAATCTTTATTGATGATAAACTGATTGGTACATATGATGACTTTATGAAAGTCGCAGAGAAGTTTGTAAAAAAGAAAGGTGGTGGGTTGATGGAGTTTTCAGAAACTTACAAACCATTCCACTATCCTTGGGCAGTAGAGATTACAACAAGACACGAGAAGGTTCACTGGATTGAAGATGAACTTGATTTGTCTGAAGATGTTTCAGATTGGAAGTCTGGTAAAACCTCACTAGTAGAACGAGAATACATAACAAACATTCTAAGACTGTTTACACAGTCTGATGTAGCAGTAGGACAGAACTATTTTGACCAATTCATACCTAAATTTAAAAACAACGAAGTACGCAATATGCTCGGTTCGTTTGCGACTAGAGAAGGTATTCATCAACGTGCATATGCACTTCTTAATGAGACACTTGGGTTATCTGATGCCGAGTATCATGCCTTTCTAGAATATCAAGAGATGACAGATAAGATTGAGTTTATGATGGACAGTGACCCGAATACTGTTCGTGGACTTGGATTGTCACTTGCAAAGGCAGTGATGAATGAAGGTGTCGCTCTATTTGCATCGTTCGTAATGTTGTTGAATTTTCAGCGTTATGGTAAGATGAAGGGTATGGGCAAAGTTGTTGAGTGGAGTATTCGTGATGAATCAATTCATGTTGAAGGTGTGTCAAAACTCTTTAAAGCATATTGTGCAGAACATCCTCGTATTGTTGATGATGAATTCAAAGGTCACATATATGAAATGGCAAGACAGGCAGTTAAGTTAGAAGATAAATTTATTGACTTGGCATACCAACTTGGTGACATTGAAGGTTTAGCAGCCGCAGATGTAAAGACATATATAAGGTATATCACTGATAGAAGATTACTTCAATTGGGGATGAAACCTAACTTTAAAGTAAAGGACAATCCATTGCCGTGGTTAGAATGGGTACTTAACGGTGCAGACCATACTAACTTCTTTGAAAATCGAGTAACTGAATATGAGGTTGCTGGATTAACAGGTAAGTGGGATGATGTCTACGAAACGCAAGTTGCCTAATGATAAAAATAATTACATGCGAAGGCTGTGATGCAGTCTTTAAAATACAACACGATATGGAAGAACGGTTCTATCCAATTGCTCATTGCCCCTTTTGTGGCGATAGTCTAAATATAGATAACGAAGATGATCTAGAAGATTTTGACGAAGATGAGTAACTATGTGGACATTCCAAGGTGAACAAGTAAACGAACTCCCACTTGATTGTGAGGGGTTCGTTTATCTTATCACAAACCTAACTAACAATAAAAAATACATTGGTAAGAAACTCGCAAGGTTTAAAGTTACCAAGCCACCACTCAAAGGTAGGAAGAACAAAAGACGTTCTACTAAAGAGAGTGATTGGAGAACCTATTGGGGTTCTTCAGATTATCTAAATGCAGATGTTTTAGAATTGGGTGAGGAGAATTTCACACGAGAAATTCTACACTATTGTGATAGTAGAGGTGCATTAAGTTACCTAGAAGCAAAGGAACAGTTTGACAGGGAAGTCTTACTTACCGATGAATACTATAATGGTATTATTAATGTCAGAGTAGGTTCATCAAAAATTCTAAAAGAGGCACTGTTTCCTCAGACGCATAACGACTATTCCAAATAAACACTAATAAAAGTGGCATAGCTACTGCCCTAGTTGTATAAATATGTGCGAATAGACCCCCCCACGGAAGAAGTTCAAAATTTTGTTCTCGTAGTATAGAGGGCAAGTGCTTTTGTGAGCGTGGTTTGTTCGTAACTTAAACAATATAACAGGAGAAGAAGATGGCTAATTTTCAATGGTTTGCAAAGATGTTTCCAAACAAACCGCCTAAAAACGACATCGTTCGCTGGATTCGTACTGAATACAGTAATGAAGTTAAACATCTCCAAGACGAAGATGTTATGTCGTTTTATAATAACGTAATGCTTATGAAGCAAAGGAGAACAGAAAAATGTCTATAGGATTGGTGTTGAAACACACTTATCAAGAAACTTGTCACATATGTGATAAGGTTGCACACATAGTAAGTAAGGTATGGGATAGCATTGTCCATCATGCTGAGATAGTAGGAACTGCAAGAGCAGCTGCTGAACTATCTCGACAAGGATATCACAAAGAAGCAAAAAATTTGATGATTGATTTGGAAAGGCTGAAAAGATAATGACTGTACTTACACGAACTTACTGTGCATTCTGTGAGGTTGTTGCAGATTTATACAACAACTTCAAAACATGCGTTACCCCAACTTTTGACAGGAATACATATAATCAACTTTCAAGTCTAACAGACAGAGAGTTGAATGATATGGGCATTTCTCGTGGTGATATAGGTAATATCGCTCGTGGAATCGACATTCCCAGAGATGGTTGGCGAAGATAAAATAAAAAAAGATTAAATTATTTTTTAAGTCCCTGTTTTTACAGGGATTTTTTTTGGCCTTTTTTAGCGAATTGCCTTGACTTTGTTGTGAAAACAAGTTATAGTATATGTATAGTCAATGAGAGAGGAACTTAATTATGACAGAGAAAACAATTTTTATCAGTGCGAACAACGGTGGACTTGAGATTTACAAGGGTGCTGGAAACTTGATTGCTGGAAACATCAAAACTGCAAAAGGTTTCAAATATGTGATGGATACTCACAATATCGATCCAGACTATGCAACTATGTACTACACAAGTAGCATGGACTTTGCAGACGAAGAAGGGTTTGCAAATTGTGATGATGCAAAGATTCTTGCAGAAGAGGGATTTGCGTTAATGCAAATGACTACTCGTCCAGATGATATAGTTAAAATGAAAGGTCAAATATAATGAAAATTAAAGGTGCAATGACAGTTTTAAATAAACGTGCAAAGTTCTTTGGCAAAACTGTAGAAGAATTAGTTGAGATGTTGGACAATGGATTTGATGATACTATGACAGTATTAGAGGCCTATGAAGTCTACAAGATAGAACAAGGTTTTGTTTGGTCTGGTGTAAATTTCGAGACATGGGTGAAAAGATAATATTATGGATTATATAACAAAAATTCAAAATGAATATAATTTCTTTACAGACATGTTGAAGTCTATAGAGAAGATTACGAAAAAGACGCCAGGTAATGGTTTCGCAAAAATGAAATGCAAAGAACGAATTGCAGAACTTGAAGCTGAGTTTGATCGAATTGATTATGCAGCACAGATAACCTATGATTAGGGTGCGACATAAAGTGCCAAAAAAAGTTAATTTAGGCCTTGACATTTGTTATTAAAACATGTATAATATAGGTATAGTTAATAAGAAAGGAAGTTAAAAATGATTGTATTTGATAAAGATAGAGTTGAAGTGGCAGTTTCTGAAGTGGTTGACTTCATTACATATGTAGAATCTTTCTACGGTAATGTTCCCGATGCGGTTTATCCGATTGGTGCGAGTCCCAAAATGATTATTGCTGCAACTAGTAAATACCTTAAATCCCTAAATGACAAAATGACATGGGGTGGTGGAGACAGTCTCGACAGAGAAAGAGTTAGAGACATTTTAATTGAAGATAACAACTTGGAGTGGAAATAATTATGGGATTACATATTAACGTATATAAGAGCAATCTAGGTGATTGTACAAATGGTGGGGTGTCTGCTGGTAATATTGAAGGACTTTGCATTTCGAATGTGAGTGGGCCTTTCAGTCCAGATGATAGGTATCCAGAAGCGAAGTTAGTTGCAAGGAATGTTATGGGCAGAACAATTGTCAATATCGTTCCAGTGAAAGAAATCGAAAAGGGTTCATGGACTATGTTCGGTGGAAACTACGGTGCAACTTCTGACTCAAGGTTTAGTGAGAAAGTTGAAGAGATGATGGGTTCATCATTTTATGGTGCTGTTCCAATTCACGACAGGGTGGAATAAAGTTAAAATAAGCCTTGACATTTGTTTTAAAAACATGTATACTATGCTAGTAATGATGAGAAAGAGGAATTGATTATGGAAAACCAACTTAAA